AATTTAAAACTAGAAGCTCGTTCTCATAATGTTTATAATGGCAAACAAAATGTTATACTTGCTACAAATATAACCTTTGTTAGGATAGATGAAATGGGAGATTCAATACCTATAGCTGATAGAGTAAGAGATAAGCTTAAAGAAGAAAATGAAAATATATTGGGAATAAATTCTTCAATATGAAAAACCTAATATTTCATGTACTAAAATGGTGTGTATGTTTTGCTATAGCTTATTATTATGAAGTACCAGAATATATATGCATTCCACTAAACAAATAAAAATAAGAGATATGAGTAAAAAAAGTAAAATAGGATATATTAGAAAACTTCAACATCTTAAATATGTTGAATCGCAAGTAGTGCAGAGACGTGCTAATGTTATTAAAATGGCTTTGCTATTCGGCAAAATAAATAGTCTAGATCGTGAGTTATTTATGAAATATAATGACTATCTGCAACGACTTAGAAACCCATGAAGAAGAAAAAGTTACCTAAATACATACAAGATAAATTTAAGAAGCCACAATTTAAAGTAGGGGACAGAGTTAAATTTGAATTCCTAGGAGAAACTGGTATAGGTACTATATCAAAGATACAAAATTTTAGTGATACAGTAAATTATATGGTACGGTATGGTAAGTATTCATACCCATGCGGATTGCAGATCAAAGAATATAGTAGTTATTATGCTGCTAGTATTGATTATGATGAATCAAAAAAGCTTCAAAAAAATTAGGATTTGTGAGAAAATGTCCTTATATTTAAGTATAATTTAATAAGAGATATGAATATAGATAAGTTACAAGAACAAGTTAATAAGAGTTACAATAAATATCAATCATGGGAGTGGGTTAATATTCAAAAAGAAATGGAAGAGGATGAAAATTCACCTTCTATAATGGATGATTTTAAAAAATAAGATATGAATAAACAAAAAATAATTAACACATTAATACTAATAGCATTATTATTAGGAAGTTATAATAAAATAAATGGCCAAATGTCCAATAACGAAGTCCCGGTAGATCTTAAATTAAATTCTACGGAAGACAATCCTGAGAAATTAAAGTTTGAAGGTAAAAATATTAGTATGAGTTCTCAGTGTATGATAGGCGGAGGAGCAATGATTGCAGCTAGTATAATATCAATGACTACTAATAATAGTGGAAATAATTGGTCTGAACCTGGATTAGCAAGACATATTACTCCAGATAGAATGGCATTAGGAATAGGATTATCAATGTTTTCTTATGGGATAATTATTAAATTTTAAATTAAACTATGAAAGATCCAAAAATGATAAAAGGTATGTTCTTCAATGAAGATGTAGCCTGGGATAATATTTACGAAAGTGAATTTAGAGATATATCAATAACAGAGTTAGTAGAGAAGTGTGAATATCTAGTTCCATTTCCATGTGATCCATGGAACTTAACTCAGGATGATATCAAAGAAATGTTAGGACATTATGAAGGCAGAGAAGAATATGAAAAGTGTATTGATATCTATAATGCAATAAAGAGTGGAGCCTATGCTAGTTAGATATATTGATCAAGAAATAGAAATGAAAATAGAACTTGATAATTTTGATTGGGATCTATTTGATTTTGAGAAATATGATGATGATATGGCCATGGGATATTATTGTGGAGATTATGTAGAGATAGAAAAAGATGTTTATGATTTTTTAAATGCTCCAGAGAATAACAAAGAACCGCATGAGATGGGTGATACACATACTAATAAACATCATAACGGATTGTCGTATGATAAAGATAAAGGATTAACAAACTTCCATAAAAATTTACCAGAGATGGATCCATGGACCGGTGATAGGAATCCATTGTTGGATAGTGAGGGTGTGAGGAAAGAAGAGTTAGGTAAGTTTGGTAAGTCCAGCTCGCATGCTGCTCGCAATGAAGAGATAACCTTTACACCAGAGGATGCAACGGACATGATATTGACATTTTTAACGGATGAACTTCCAATAACAAGCAGATATATTGATCATGGATTGGTGAGAGAATGGATTACAAAAACATATAACTTATGACACAATCAGATAAAGAGTTGGCCGGAATAACAGCAGTCATGATAATAGGTTTGATTGCATGCTTATGCATTGCATCAGCCATAATACAAATATAAGCCATGAAAGTAAAAATGATGATACTTGTAACATATGCAACCATTATGACAGCGTTATATATGGGTGAGTTGATAAACACATATAAGCAAGAAACAAGAGAAACCGAATTGATTGATCAGCTATTGGATTGTGAAGCCGAGGCAGCCAAACAATTTGATGAGATTTTAAGATTGGAAACAGATGAATTTTAGATCAGGTAAGTATGCAGGATTGGAAGTAGCACATGTGCAACAAATTGCTCCATGGTATATTGCATGGGTCAAGGAGAATAGGCCGGAGATGTTGAAAGAAAGAAAACCCGGCAAACCAAAAGGTACTCCCATACCAAGGATGAATGTATGGGCAGGTCTTAAACCAAATTGGGAATATGATACAACCAGAACGGATTAAACAATGAATGTAATAATTGTGGCATTGGCCATATATTGGATCATAAGAAGTATGAGACAGATTTTAGAGCAAATAGAATATAACGAACAAAAAACAAAGAGAAATGGAAGAAATAGATAAATCATTGATAACGGAATATGTATATAACAATTACAAAAATATGAAAGGTAAGACTTTGATCATAACGGAATTGGATTCACATATATCAGTTAAAACCAATATTGACGGAGCACCTTTAGTATTGAACAAGAACACATTCAAACAACAACTTAACGGATAAAATAAGCAGAAGTAATGAGAAGCAAAGAAGAAGTAATGCTATTATGGATAGTATTAGGTATAGCAGCATTAGTAACATGCATAGCATATCCTCCTATTATAATGATAGCATGTTTATTATATGCATGCATTGGTCTATATAAGCATTACCAGGAAAAGAATCAGAACATATGAACCCATTGAATAGAAAGGGTAGATCTTTAAATGAAATAAGGCAATGCAAGACATATGGGTATAGAAACCCTGAGTCCTATAAGCCTAATGCCAGAATAGATCATACCCAGGTTAAGAGTATAGGCAATGTACTTGCTCCAGTGGAGTGGCTAGCCGCCAATCAAAACAACCGATGGGAGGGAACCACTGAGATGATGTATGCATATGCCGAGTATTATGCAGATGAGTGCATTAAGAGCATTGGATAATTGGTCCGGTTATTTGTTCAAATCTCTTTGAAATACAAAGCGGTTTGTCCTACCTAATGCTTTGCCAGTATCCTGACATTGCAAATCTCAGGTAATATACGTGCCAATATATTACAAATCGGTTTGACTTTCAAAGCAGATTCACGTGTATCGGGAGAATGTGGTAGAGAGAATACGTATATATATCGTACTTCCAATTTTTTTACTACATAAGATTTTACCTTATATAGCCGCTCCCATCTAATATGCAATATGATCTAATGGTATACAGTATATATTCCTTCGAAGGTAAGAGGGTCGTTTAAACGTTGTCTATTAAAGGATTAGGATATGGAAAAAATTTGTATTCTTAGAAAAAAAGCTTGGATTAAATTAGGTTTTACGGTATTTTCACCTTATATTTATATATAATTAGATTAGAGATATGAATAGTAAGCAAACAGAAGAGTTCAAGAAAGTAGTTTTAGAGTTAGATAAGTATGATCTTAATGATCATGTTAGCCTTGGTATAGGCGATGCTGAGAATGAGTCAGGTAAGAAGACCAAGCATATATATGCGTATTGGTTGGATACCGTAGCCGCTAAGAAGAGTGTAGATATGCTCCATCTGCCAGTCCATTATATATTAAAAGAGGTATGTAAGTGTGAAGAGATGAACAAGTTCTTTAGTGGAGAGTTGTTTGCAGAAGGTGTAAATACAAAGGTTGCTTGGATAAAGGCCGACCATGAAGATAAGATAGCTTATTTAAAGGCTGAACCAAATGCCCATCCAGCTTTGTTTCCGGCATGGTTGGAAGGCAATAAAGAATTAGTTCGAAAAAAGCTTGAAAAAAATTAGGATTTACGGATTATTTACCTTATATTTATATATAATTAAATTAGAGATATGATAGATAAAAAAATAGAAGTAGAAGGTTGGAAAGAATTCAAAGAGTTATTTGCAAAGAATGAAGCTATATATAAGAAATATAGTGCCGAGGTTGTATCAGTGTTCCATTTAGATAATGATGTGGAAGCTATTCTGGAACTAAATGAAGAATCAGAGATATGATATATTACTTAAACGGATGGGAAGAATCCTTAAACTATATCTTAAATAGCACAGATGCTTTCGAAGTTGCTAGAGATGAAACAACCATTTGGTTTGAAACAGGTGAAAAGTGTTTTATTAGACCTGTATAAGTTATGATAGACAAGTATATAAAGAAGATGATAATAGAAGGAGCAGCATTCGTTGCCATGTTATCAATAGCAGGATATGGAGTAGTATATATATTAACCCATTTACCTCATTAGTATGAGTATCCGAGTATATGTTAGTGGAGTTGGTTGGTGTTGGACGATTGTACAAGAACAAGAGCTTAAAAAGGATCTTACTAGTAGTCCAGAAGAATAACTGATCATTGTTCAGAAGGGTTCTCCGAAAGGATACAAGTTCTGGTTAGGCTGCCAGAGTAAAAGAACGCAACTATAGGCCTTAAAATTAAAGAATACGCAGCTATGCGTCAAATAGCAATCATATCTCTAGTGGTGGAAGTCGAAAGGCTTCTACTGCACTGTTCGGCAAATCATAGATGTACGGTAGCAAGAAGCAATATATGCAGAAGATGGTTGCGAGCACTTATATAAAGAGAGAGCATATACTATATACAAAGCAAATCACGAAAACACCCATACTGTTCTGAACCGAGGCATACCTATTCATACCAGCCCATATATAGGTATATAGCCCAATACAGCCCTATAACCCCTTATATAGCCCTAAAACCACCCATAATAGGGGATATACCGGTTTAACCTTACATATAGGGCGAACCATGGTTATCATGGGGGGTTATATCAATTTCTCTCGAGAACATATTTTTTTTGCCTATAGACCCTGTTTTCAAAGGATAAGGCTAAGCCTTCATCTCGCAGAAGATGCTATTCTCCCATTCCAAAAAAAATTACGGGCAAAACTCCATATATATCTATAGATGGTAATCTTAACAACGTCCCTAGATTTTCCTTATGTCTCAATACTACTCAGCCTGATATCAGTATTTGCTATTGGTGTTATAGTGGGTGCCATTATAACCCACGTAATACACTATAAGCAGGATTAGGTGCATATTTATATAAAATGAAAAGAACCCCAGCAGATACCAATACATGCCAAGTATGCTTATGTGGTATTCGATGTGTATGCACCTGCTGTAAAAATACAAGGACCAAAAATGTTTAATAGTCACAGATGGATTGCAATGTTCAAAGCTGGGAAGATAACAGAAGCCAAAGCATTGACAGAAGCGTTGCCTAAATTTAAAACTCCATATGAGGCATATGATTGGATAATGAGCAAAAGAAATGAAGCAATGGATATTGAATCGGACATGATGAATACAAATGCTGCAATACAAGACAAATACAAAGAAATGGAAGCAGATCCAAACATTGAATCGCAGGGAGGTCCAATTGCCGATAAATATGCAACCGAACTTAAAGAACTTGAAGATACTCATAAAAACTTGAGAGCTCAATTTGCCGAAATAATGACCGTAATAGATGAATATGATCAAACCTATTAATTATGATAAAACTCAAAACAATTGTCAAACAAATAATGTCGGAAATAGATACCAATCTATTTTCTGCTGATGATCAACAAGCATGGCCATCCGGGCCTTTCGGTAAAAAAGATTTTTACGCAGATGAGTCCGGTGATTCATATAAAGAGGATGAAGATTGGAAAACCGATAATCCCGGCGAGGATGAAGATACCGTGGATACCGGATATAAAAAGGTTGGCAAATCTAAATCTTAAAACCACACTTCTTAAGTTTTTAAAACCACACTAATATATTATTAATTATGACACTAACACCATCTAAAATAAGACAACAAATGGCAAAGAAACAATCTACCAAAAAAAGTAATACTGGAATCAACTGGATCAATAGTTGGTCGGCATCAAATAAAAAAAATGTGATAGAGATCAACATCCGAATAGGTAAACTTACTTTATTACAACTTGAAACAAACAAGAAGTTTCGATTCATTATATTCAACTTAGGTTTTGAGATATAGGTTCATCATCTTATTATTTATCATATGTTCATGCTCTTTACATACAAGTATGGACCATCTTAACACAGACCAAAGAAGGTCAAGCCGAATCACAAAGAAATTTAATTATACTCAGCCTCATCAAAGCTATAGTGATAAATCTTCGAAGCGCCGAATCCGTAAAGTCCTAGGCAATGGACATCATAAAACATATTAAACTTTTTTCAAACATTTCTGGTAATTAATTAGGAATCGTGAGCTTTTATCCTTATCTTTAAATATAGTTAATTAATAATAAATAAGATATGATAAAAGAGAAATACGGAATAGAAATTACAAAGCCATGGTCGACGGAGATGTATGATTGGAATGATAAAGTCATAGAAAAGATAAAAAATCATATTACAGAATTATGGAAACAAGGTTATGCTTCCGCGGAAGAAGATTATTACGAACTCCATGGAAAAGATTGTGATACCAAATTTGAAGATTCAGATTGGAGTCAGGAATCAAATGGTACAATGGAAGAAATCCAAAAGTCAATTACATTTAGTGGCCATGGCCCAGGCTTTAAAATATATGATGTAGAGAAAGAAGTTTTTCAAGAGTTAGAAGTTGCTCCATATTGGCATGCAAAGCAAATGGCAGAAGAGTTATATATAGAAAACATGTTTATAGGTTTAAAATAATATGGATATAGAAAAATCATATAATAACGCATATCAATTATTAGTAGGAGAAACTACCTATAATAAATTGGCAGAACAAAAAGAATTTTATTTACCTACTGATCATCATGATGCTAACAAATTATTAAGTTATTTTGAAAGTATTGAAGATTATGAAAAATGTAGTGATATAGTAAAAAAGCTGTAAAAAGATTTGCCGTTACGAAAATTTATCCTTATCTTTAAATATAGTTAATTAATTAAAATTAAAAGAAATGTTTACTAAATTAGAAAAAACAATATTGGTTTACCCAGAAAATGAAAAAAAATATATGATGGAATTAGACAAGTATAATAAAGTAGATTTAATATTAATGTTAAATCAAATCAATAATCAGAAAGATTTAAAAATAATTGAACATGCAATTACAGACATTGAAAAATGGAGAGGTGTAGCTGTCAGAAGACTTGATGAGATTAGTAATGCAGTTGATGATATTAAAGAAGTATTAAAAAAAATGGAAAAACATGTTTATCCATTTAAATAAAGATTATGAGTTATACAAATGATGATTACGATATAGACCTTTGGGTAAGTTTAAGTAGTGGATTTATTACTAAAAACGAATACTTAGAATTAATAAATGAATATGAAGAGCCATGGGAAAGTAATTCAATGTGGTGTAGTTAATTAAAAAGAATTATGAAAACAATATATATATGGTCACTGATAATGACGATACCATTATTCGGATCTATGATTGATTATACTAAAACTAAAAAAAGTATATGCTTACCTGATGAAGTTGAAGTTGTGCAAGATTCTATTATTATACAAGATTCTAGTCTTGTGTATTCTTTAATACAAGTTGAAAGTGCCGGCATAGACAGTTGTGTAGGCGACAAACATTTGGTAATTCCTTCCATAGGATGCCTACAAATTAGGCCTATAATGGTTCGTGAAGTTAATCGGATATTAAAGGGTCTAGGTAACACTACGAGATTTAAAAACAAAGATCGTTGGAGTAGAAAAAAGTCAATTCAGATGTTTTATGCATGGAAAAACTTTCATCATAAAGAATCTACCGATGAAAAGATAGCTCGAAACTGGAATGGGGGGCCTCGAGGATATAAGCGTAAACGTACATTACAGTATTGGGAAAAAGTACAAAAAGAATTAAATAAATAATTATGAAATATATAGTAGCACATCGAGATCAAGTTTCTAATAAATTTGAAGCAGAAGTTTTTGACATATTGGAAGAAGCTAATGATAGGCAGACACAATTACGTCTCGAATATCATGATACAATTGTTTTACAAAATACAGATATTAATGAAATATACGATATCAGCAGATCCGTACAAGTATAAACATACTTATCGTATTCAATTAGAGAAACGTTTAGTGCGCACATCTACATTATATCCAATGCATTGTGATTATCCTAACCCACGTGATAAACGTAATATCAAAGAATTACGTAGACGTATATTATGGTCAATGGATGGGTGTAGAATAGAACATATACAAACTACCAAATCAAAATTATTATTAAATAAATAAGGTTTATTAATGATTAGTCAATATTTATTTGTAAAATGATAGATTTAGAAAATATACAAACTAACGAATCCTTTTCCGGTGAGGATATAGAATATTTTGTCGATGATGATTCATTGATAGGAGAAGTATATCTAGACGGAAATTTAATCTTTCAGTCATTAGATGTGATTGATGAAGAACAGTTAGAAGCAGAATTTTACAAACAATTTTTTGTTAAGCAAGATGAAGCTTTTCAATTTTAGATTATATCATATTTATTAAAAAGGAATGTTATGACATCAAATGATATATACACAGAGTTAGAAAAAAGTTGGAACGAATTTACAGAAAATCATTCTAAGTTTATGGACAAAGGTAATAGAGCAGCCGGGACAAGAGCTAGAAAAGCAATCGGCGAATTAAAAAAATTAGTAACTGAATATCGTAAACAATCAGTTGCTGAATCTAAAAAGGCTTAAATGGCACAACGGTTAACTAATGCTGAACTACATACAGATATAAAGATGGTTCAGAAAGATATGGATTATCTTAAAGATGGGCAGATCAAAATGCAATCAGATATATCAATGATAAAACAAACATTGTTAGATCCTAATAAAGGTACTATATCTAAAGTTAATCGTAACACTACTTTTAGAAATAAAGCAAATAAAGCTTTGTGGTCTATATGGGTAGTAGTGTTAGGAGTAATAGCTAAATTAATATTTTGGAACTAATGAAAAATAATGACTTATATAATAAATTAACTAATATGATAAATGAAGAACTTAATATCATATTAAGTGAAGAAACTTCTAAATATGGCAATCTTCTTAAGCCAGACGACTTTGATCCAATTGATCCGCAAATACATGTAGTAGGATTTGGAACAATGAGTAGAAATGCATTAAGAAAAGAAATTGTTACTAGATTAGAAGGTGCTTTAAAGTCAGCAGAAAATGCAGCCATGAATCCAGATTCAGCTTATGATATTTATAAGACAATAGAAGATACTATTGGAGACGATAGTGTTTTAATGTTACAAATGAGAGCTGATAATGAAGTATCGGATCAATTAGAAGCATTAAGAACAAAAGGTGGTAGAAGAGCTATTCCGATACCTCCACAAAAATAAAGATAGATATGAAATTAAAAAATTTATTAGAAGGATTTGCTTGGGAAAGAACACCTGGTAAACCATTACCAACATTAAATGATGTTGCTAAAAAACATAATGACCCAACTGCTAAACCAGTTACAGAAGCTATAATGAAATCAGACATCGATTTGACATGGAAAAATTCCGATATTGCAAATAAAGATTTACAAGAATTTTTAAAAGCACTTTATATGGATGGTAATTATGATACAATGGATGATATGGCAAACATGTTTAATGTCTTATCTAGATTAAGTAAAGATTATCTTAGACAAATGAGATAATTTAAATTCTATTACAATTAAAAACATCGAAAGTTATGGCCGTTATAAAAATACTAACAATCAGCTGTGTGCTAATTGTTACAATAATGCTATTAGAAGCAATCTTCAAAAAAAAATATTAAAAAAGCTTCAAAAAGCTTTGCCTTTATGATTTATTTACCTTATATTTATAGTAAGTTAAATTAAAAAAATAGAAAATGAGTTATTATATAGCAAAAGTGAAAGTAGCCACAGATACACCCAAAGGCGTAAAACAAGTATCAGAACAATATCTAGTTAATGCAACATCTGTAACACATGCAGAGGCATTAGTAAACAAAGATTTCTTAGATAGCGGAGTTGACTTTGAAGTCAAAGCAGTCCAAGACACAAGAATTTGTAAAGTTATCGAGAATCAACCCCAAAATTCATAATAATGAGAATAGCATATACTGAAGGCAATATTGTAGTTGCACGTATCGAAGATAAAAATCATGTAGGTATCGTCACTAATGTAAGAAAAAAGAAAAATCAAATTCTAGGATATGATATTAGGATAGAAAGAGGTGGTGGGTATTGTATGACCCAGATCGATAAACCAAAAAGTAAATATTCAATCGATTCTAATCTAACTGCAGTATTTATGCAGAACACAGATAAGCCTACCAATTTACATATTAATAGTTCATTAGGACATACCAGAGCCAATTATAGTGATAATGTTGAGATGGACTTAGAGATGGGTCATTTTGAAAAATGTTCAGATTTTTCATTCCCAGTTGTTGGTCCTAGATCATTCTAGTCATGGATAAAAATCAAAAAAGAGTATTAAAAGAATATCCTAATGCTATTATAGCTAAACAAAGTGACGGCGCATATGTCGTCACTGAGGATGATAATTTTATAGCAGAAGAATTCTTCTTGCCAGATGTATATACTGAAGAAGATGCTTGGTCACATGCCGCATTAGCATGTAAGACGTCACAACATTTTAACAGAACGCATCCAACTAGAATGGATTTGAAAAGTTTAGAAGCTAAATTAATGCGTATAGAAAATAGAAAAAGGAGAACAGGTTATGTTAGATAAACTTAAAAGAATGATAAAAGGTAAAGATATCGAAGTTGATAAAAAGGAAATTGATAAAAAAGATGTTAGAGTTGTAGAACAAGATGATACATATTTACAATATTCTTCAGAAGCAGTAGGTTATAATACACGTGAAAATCAATGGGATGTTTATAAATCAGCTTTACAATATATTCCTGCAGGATCAAGTTTACTAGACTTCGGATGTGGTAGAGGAGATTTACATGTAATGCATTTATCTGAATACGGCGAAGTTGATTATGCTGGAGTTGATATGAATGGACCTTTAGTTAATGCAGGTAAAATAATAGATCCTAAACGAGATATTACATTATCAGATTGGTTTGAATTGCCTTTAAATGTAACTAAAGATTGGTGTATTAATGTAGGCTCGTGCAATTTACGATATGATGCTGATATGACGCGTGATGATTTTAAATACTTATGTGATACTATAGATAAAATGTATATGCATGCAATTAATGGAGTAGTAATTCTGATATCATATTCAGAAGGTTTGATACAACATGACCCAGGTAAAATATTAAATTGGGTAAAAGATAAATTTAAGAACGTTATATTAGATCATTCAGTATCTGATGACGGATTTTGTTTAATAATAAAAAAATAAAAAAATGAGTGTAAATAGTAGATACGCTATCAATGAAGATAGAGTAAAAAGATTTGGTAAGTTATATAGTGGTATTGATTTTGATATAGCTAAAACATTGACTGCCGATCAATTTCGTACAAGAAACGATTATCAGCCTATAGGCAATTTTATAATTGGCGATAAAGCTTTTAACATAACCTTTAAGGAATTAGAGAGAATTGAAGAGACATGTAGAGAGGCAAGGGGAGCATTAGAAAGATCTTATCAGATCGGACTCCTAGGTAAGCTAAAATAATATTTATATAAAATGAAGCGATTTAAATATTTTAATATTACGGATTCATCTAAAGAACAAATTGGCATTGTTGAATCGCGTTCTAGAGATAAAGCTTATATTAAAGCTAGTAAAATTAAAAATCTAACTCTAGAAGATTTTAAAAAATTATTTGACATAGAAGAACTGATATGAAACTTAATGAGCTCGAAATAATGGAAGATGACTTCGATTTATTTATATTATTAGACGAGCCCAATAAGATAGAATATTTGCATGATACAGCAACATTAGGTCCTCGAGGAGCAATGCTAAAACAAATTGCTAAGATTGAAGATATGAAACAAGAGTCTATGGGAATGGCACATGTACAAGATGTATTAGTAGCTGGCCATAGACTTTGTATAACGACTTATGATGATGTTATTACATTTAATAGTGAGAGTTTATCTGTTATTAATAAATGTATAAAAAATATTTGGTTAGACGGACATATATTGACGCGTGACCATGATATGATAAAAACTAGTTTAGATATCTATAAATATTTTAAAGCATTTTCTATAATAAAATTAAGTATGCCTATTTGCGAAAATTAGTATATTTATATAAGTAATTGAAAGACACTGCGGGTCATTTAATTAAATTAAAACTAAAGTTTAATAAAAAAATAATCATTTAAGGAGATTAATTATGGGAACACTAACAAACTTTGGCACATCGCCATTCGATATTTTATTCAGAAACTTTTTCGATCAAGAAGGAGAGTATGAACCTTTCAACCAAATCAGAGTCAATCACCCAGTAGATATATATGAAGCTAATGATAGCCTCAATATTGATATTGCATGCGTTGGCTTAACAAAAAAAGATATTGATCTTACTATAGAGGGAGATATTTTAAGAGTTGAATATAAGAAGGCCATTAGTAATAATGATGAGTCTCAATATATTCAGCGCAATATAGCAAAAAGAGCATTTAATTTTGGGTGGAGAATCTCTAGAAGATTTGACCTTTCATTATTAGAAGCAAAGTTACAAAATGGATTATTACATTTGGAAGCACCGCTTACAGAAGATAATAAACCTAAAACAGTTACAATAAAATAAATTAAATTGACCCGCGGTCTTTCATTATGAGTTATTGGTTTAAACATCTAGAATTTAATAGACAACGATATGTTCTTAAACGAACATTAAAGGAATCAACGATCCCGTCTGACGTTAGTTCAGATGAGCTTAAGGAATATTTCATGGTCAACACTATACTAAAAAAAGATGGCATATATTATCTATGTGATAGTATAGATGATGTAGAAATAGTTGCAGAATAATTTGCCTTTACGAGATATTATACTTATATTTAGATATGGAAGATAAAGTAAGAATAGGCTATGCATGTGTCAATATGACACTTACTAATAGACCTAATAAGTTAGGAGGTAGAGTAACTACCTCAAGAACAGCAAGAAAAGCAACATGGTATCCAGATAATTTATCGATACTTAGTGAACGAGCATTAGCCAATGCTAAGGACTTACTTCACTATTTGAAATGGAATGAAGAGAATAAGATACGATTGTTTCGTATAGGTTCTGAGTTATTTCCGTGGCATGATCAATATGAATTACATCAGTTACCTGATTATGAAGAGATAAGTGAAGCATTACATACCGCCGGAGATTATGCGCGTGAACATAACCATCGGTTGACAACCCATCCTGGACCGTTTCATGTATTGGGTTCGCCTACAATGGATGTAGTAGATCGATCTATAATTAGTTTAGAAAGACATTCTCAGTTATTTGATTTATTAGGATATGCACCGTCATATGATAATAAGATCAATATACACATAGCCGGAGCATATGGCGATAGAGAATCAACTGCTAAACGCTGGATCAATGGTTATAATCGTTTATCTGATGAATGTAAGGCTAGAGTGGTTGTAGAAAATGATGATAAGCCTAGTTTATACAGTGTTAAGCAATTATATGAGTTATTTCATCAGAAGATAGGCATTCCTATTACATTCGATTATTTTCACCATACATTTCATACCGATGAATTAACAGAACATGAAGCATTAGAAATGGCCGGTAGTACATGGCCTAGTGATGTTATACAATGTTGTCATTATTCAGAATCTAGACGAATTGAGAAAAAGAATTATTTAGCAGAAGTATGTAGTAAACATAATATAGAATGGGATCAGATAGATGAATGGCCAACGTTTGCAAAATACAAAAAAGAATTCTCCAAGATAAGAGAACAGGCTCATGCCGATTACGTATTGGATCCTATAGAAAATTATGGACATCGTATAGATGTTGTATTGGAAGCCAAAGCCAAAGAGTTGGCAGTATTCAAGTATCGTGATATTTATACAAAAAAAAAAAGAAAGATAAGTTATGAAAGATAAAGATAATGTTTTAAGAGAACTAGACGAAATTGATAATATGATATTCATATTAGCTGATCTAGCCGGAAAGCAAGCAGTTGACACAAATGAAGCAGTTCGTAGATTAACAGAAATAAGAAGAAAATTAAAATTTGTATTTGATAGAGTAACTATTAGTTAATGAATGAAGAAAACTTTTCCATATATAATATTAACAGCTGCATTATCATTAGCCGGCATTGCAGCATATTATAGTGTATTTGGATTAAGTAAATTATTTTCAGCACAAGCAGCAGCCGTAATAATTATGGCATCGGCATTAGAAGTATCTAAATTAATTACAGCAACATTCTTACATAGATTCTGGAATAAGATAAATATATTACTAAAAACATATCTTACAGCAGCAGTCGTTATATTAATGATGATAACTTCATTAGGTATATATGGATTCTTAACATCTGCATATCAAACCACATCCGATGAATTATTAATATTAGATAAACAGATTAATGTTGTTGAAATGAAAAAAAATAGATTTCAAGAACAATTAGATAGTTATTCAGAAGAAAAGAAACAATTAGCTAGTTCAATATCTGAATTGACTAAAGGTCTTTCTAATAATAAAATACAATGGCGAGACAAAGAATCCGGGCAAATAATTACATCAACATCAAGTAAAACTAGAAAAGTATTGCAAGAACAACTCGATGATTTCAAAGTACAACGTAACAATGTTTCATTAAAAATAGAAACACTATCCGATTCTATAACTAATTTAGATCTACAAGTGTTAGGTATTAATACTAATTCACAAGTAACTTCAGAAGTAGGTCCATTAAAATATATTTCAAAGATAAGTAATATACCAATGGATAATATAGTTAATTATTTTGTATTAGCATTTATATTTGTATTTGACCCATTAGCAATATTATTATTAATATCAGCAAATAAGGCATTTAGTATAGTACAAAACAAATCCGAAGAGTTAAAAGAACCGATAGAAGATTTTAAGGATCGTTTTAGACCTCCACATCCTAGTGATGCATATGAAGAAGAGTCTGAACAAAGAATGAATATTATAGGACAAAATGGAAATGATGGATTACATTATGATTCAGGTTCTATTGAAAAAGAAAATATATATAAAGAAGAAGATAAGGAACCTATTCAAACAGAAGAAGTTCCGGGAAAACGAACATCAAATGCATATTGGTCATGAAAAAAGAAAAAATAAAATATAAAACAGTTACACGTAATGGAGAACGATTTATGGTATGTCGTAATAGTAATCCAAACAATAAATATTATAAAGGTACTAGTTGTACAAATTATGAATTAGTAAGTGCTACTAGTGTAGCAGTATTATGTAATAATTGTGTACGAAGTATTACAGCACCACCAGAGATATCTAAAGGATATATATCTAAAGGTAGAGTTAGAGGTTGGCAGTTTATGAAAGAATTTGTACATAGTGATGGATCTGTATTTCATAAAGGTGTAGAACAACCTAAGTTAAAAGGAACATTGTCTCCCACTCCAAAACCAGAACCAAAAAAGAAATTATCTAAACAAGAAAAAATAGATTTAAAAAATAAATTAGCCGAGCAAATGGTATTTGTTCGTAGAGAATTAAATAAGTCTATACTTAAGAAAGATATAAGATCAAATCAGTCATCTCTTAAGAGAATTGAAAGACGATTAAAAAAGCTCATTTAATCTTTGCCTTTACGAAAAAAAGTTATTATATTTAGGTATGAGTTTATATGAAGAAAAGCCAAAGGCCACAACTAAAAAAGATGATAAAGAAGATGATGTTGATAGTCCATATTCAAAACTATCAGATGTATTATCTAACTTAGTCGATTATGATGATTCTGTTATTTACCTAAATGGTGATATTACAAGTGAATCAATGGTAGATTTTATGATTAAAGTAAGATCTATTATTTCAAATCGTGATGAAAAAATAAAAGATGATCCTATCAATGTTATAATTAACTCCGATGGTGGAGATGTATATGATATGTTGGGATTAGTTGATTATATTGAATCACTTTCCGTTAAAGTTAATACCATATGTAGAGGAAAAGCATTTTCAGCTGCAGCAATTTTATTGGCCCATGGTACCGGAGTACGGATGTCAAGTAAACGTTCATCAGTAATGTTTCATCAATCCTCTAGTTTCATAGGTGGTAAGATGGGAGATATATCAGCATATGTAGATAATGTGAAAACGATAGAAAACATTGTTTATGAGTTACTAGAAGCTAAAACTAAAAAAGATGCTAGTTGGTGGAAAGATAAAATGAAAACAGACTTTTTTGTAACACCAGAAGAGTTATTAGAATATGGCGTAATTGATCAAATAATATAAAAAAAATGAGTTTAACAGCAGAAGAAATATCAATCAATTGGAGTAAATTATTAGAAATAATTGAAACAGAATTCTCCGGAGATAGGAGAGAAAAATTATTAAATCTTTATAATAAGTATGAAGATCGTATAAGTATAGCACCGGCTTCTAGTGTCGATCATTATCATAATGCATTCATAGGAGGTTATGTAGATCACGTCTTAAGGGTTATTAGAAATGCAAAAGAAGTATATAAATTATGGACCACTAGTGGTGCAGACATGAGTGGATATACTAAAGAAGAATTAATATTTGTTGCATTGAATCATGATTTGGGTAAAATAGGATTTCCTGGAGATGGTAATGAGGTTTATATACATAATGATTCAGAATGGCATAGAAAGAATCAAGGTAAAATATTTAAAGTTAATCCTAATAATCCATTTGCGTTAGTAAATGATTTATCTATATGGTTATTACAACATCATGATATAAAAATATCATTCAATGAAATGATAAGTATTAAGTGTACTGATGGGTTATATGATGAAAGTAATAAAGCTTATTTTATTTCTAGAATGAAAGAATCTAAATTAAGAATTAATTTACCATATGTAATGCATCAAGCTGATTTAATGGCGGCTAGAATAGAATATGAGATGTGGGTAAAAGATGAACCAACCTTATCTCCACCTAAACAGAAACCTTCTAAATTATCAGAGGCAGCTAGTAAAGTAGATGCATCTAAAATATTTGGGGAATTATTTGGAGATTAATATGGGAATTACAATTATCGGTTTATCAGTATTATTAGTAAGTTCTATTTTATTTATTATTAATTTAACACGTAAGATAGAAGCAAACGAAGATTACATTGAAGAACTAGAAACATCTAATACAGATTTTTATCAATTCTTTAAAGATATAAAAACGCAAGTAAATAAATCCAATTCACATTTAAAACAAATAGATAGATTAGGATCGTTTGAATCAGATGATGAAACAGGATATGTATTTAAAGAAATAAATGATATAGTAGAAAAATTAAATAAAAGATTTTAATGAACGCAATAGAAGAATTTTATAAATGGGTAACAATTGAAGAGACATTACCCCCTCGTGCTAGAAGAGGTCGTAAGCCTAGTAAAAAACAATACTTTACTTATATCACGCAAGAAGCAATTGTAGCATATAATAAAGAAACAGGAGGCGATGTTGATCTACGTAATAAAATTTATAGAGAATATATTGACTATCCATTTAATAAGTTAGTAGAAAATATATATCATACATTTAAGTTTAGTTATTTCGATGTACCATATGAAGATATTAAGTGTGAAGTAGTTGCATTCTTAAATGAAAAAATAACTAAATTTACTGAAGGTAAAGGTAAGGCATTTTCATATTTTTCTATTATTGCTAAGAATTATCTTATTATACAAAATAATTCAAACTATGTAAAATTTAAAAGACGTGCTGATACGATAGAAATTGACGAACATCGTGATGTAGTAAATGAAATGTCAATGACTAGTTATCAAGAATCTTTGAGAGACTTTTGTAAATTATGGTGTGATTGGTATGACACTAATTTGAATATGATCTTTACCAATAAAAGAGATATTTTAGTAGCAGATACTGTTGTTGAATTATTTAGAATGGCAGATAATATAGAAAATTTTAACAAAAAAGCAATTTATATTTTAATACGTGAAAGAACAGGATTAAAAACTCAAAATATTACTAAAGTAATTAATATTATGAGAAGAGATTTTGCAAAGATGTTAATATCCTATCAACAATCCGGTAGGCTTCATTCATAATATTAATCTTTTATATTTATTTAAAAGGATTGTATGAACGAATATGAATTGTTTGCAGGTACTACATTTTCAGATCTCATGAAAGATGTATATCATAACTCTAAAAAAAAATCTAGACAAATAGATTCTTTAATACAAGATCTCAAACCTCATATTAAAAATGTAGGCGATGCTACTATTATAGCTCCTATACTAAAAGATTATCTAGAAGTATCAGTAAAAAATGATGATGCATTAGTTAAATTAGCTGCAGTAGTCCAACGTATAATTTCAGCGACCAGTAAAGATGAAGATGGCAATGAATTTGGAATGACTGATGAAGAACGTAGTCGTCTCTTAGAAGAAGCTGAAAATGAAATAAAAATAATAAAACAATCACAAGATAAGGATACCCATGGCGACGTTTCTGGCAGCGGAAGTAGTAAACAATCAGATCTCATTTAAAGAGACCGAGAGTAAGAAAACGCAACTCCCATTTCCTCAGGGAGCAATTAAATTTAAATTGTTTAATATACGAAGTAAGGCCAGAACGGTAGAAATGGCAATGCCATTAGATCCTTATACAACTGAAATTCCTTTAGTGGGTGAATATGTACTAATTATTCAGTTATTAGATAAAAATGCAGATCCATATTTTCAAAAACACCAATATTACTATACTCAAATATTAAATGTATATGATAGAGTCAATGAAAATAAATTATTTGGTATACAATCATCATCGCCTCCAACTGTACCTGGTAATGAGAAGGGTATGCAAAAGAAAAAGGCTCAAGTAATTGATGATAATGCAGATATATCTAGATTACAATCATATGAAGGCGATAAAATATTTTATTCTAGATTCGGATCTTCGATTCGATTTTCTTCAAATAATATAAAAGACCAAGAAAATATTACATATGAGAATAAAAAGACGCCATGGGAAGGTGGTGAAGTTCTAAGCCCCATTCTAATGTTAACTAATGGTTATAAACAAATAGGAAAAAAATTAACTATAGAAGATCCTAAAACAGATAAATCGTTAATGTATTTGACATTTGATCAAAAAATTAATATCGATTCATCACAATCAAAATTAGGAAAAGGCATTTCAAATAGTAGTATAAAAGATTATTCCGGGGCACAGGCAATAATATCTGCAGATAGATTATTATTTAATGCAAAAGAAGATCATATTTTATTATCCGGTGCTAAATCAGTTAATATTGCTACTCCATCATGGGCAATGGACATGAATCAGTTTTTTGATTTGTTTGATGAGTTTCTGGAAGAGGTGATGAAGACAGCTCGAGCTGAATCAAATTATTTAACTGGAGTTGGACCGACTACCGGCAATCCTACTTTGTTAGCAGGTGCAACAAAGATAAAAACCAAACTAATACAAATGAGGCAGTAGATGCCAGCACTTTGGCCCACATTTGAAAATACAGTATCTCAGTTTTTAACTAAAGGGACACTATCTCAGGACCAGTTTATTAAAATGCTAGCCAACGCATATACAGTAGCTACTACGCCAATAACAGTTAATTACTCGACAGGGCCAATTCCTCAGCCAGTACTTACAGGTATAGCTCGTCAAAAAATTTTACGGGATGCTCTCGAGAAAGTATTAAATGCCGGTAAAGTTGCAACTAACACATTAACAGTAAAAGATTTCCTTCCAGCAGCATTAGGATTTGTAAAATATTGGACTCCAGGTATTGGTGTATTAATTAGCCCGTTCCCAGCACCACCACCATGTGTAGCTCCAGTAGTTGCCGGCACATTTCTTTCAGATGACGAATTCAAGTCAGCATTGCCATCTAATATAGCCTTTGATGCGGCTGCATCTCTCGCGGCACTAGGTAACGCAGACGGCGATACTAAATCTTTATATTCTAGAATAACTAGTCAGGCAGTAGTTAATGACCCAGTAGTAATAGTACCTAGTCCTATTATTTTATTTCCTGGCAATCCATTATTATTAGCTAAAGATTTACATTTTGCTATGACTAGAAGTTTTAGTACGCGAGCTACTGCAACTAATTTAACAAAAGCATTTAGTAATCATCTATCAACAATCATGGGAATTTATATTGGATTACTACCACCAGGTTCAGTACCACCATTTACTATTGTAGTATTTAACGGAATAACATAACTGAATTAGTATACCATGATATTTATAAAAAAGGATAAGTAATGAAATCAGAATTATTCGTAAAACTATTACGTAAAGTTATAAGAGAAGAAGTACAATCAGTTGTACGTAAAGAATTGAGATCTGTGTTAACTGAACAAAAACCAGATCATTCAAAGGCAATAACTCATGGGTTAGATCTATCTAATATGGTATCTAACACAACGGCTAAACCATCCAGGAAGTATGTTAAAGATACTATGTTAAATGATATACTAAATGAAACTTCTGGGTTTAATAGTAATGGCAATACACGACAAGAATATCCATCGATGGCAAATTTTAAAAGTGAAATGGCACAATCGTTTGGACAACCATCTGCGGCACCATTAACAGATATTACAGGAAAGCCTGTTGATACTAATAATAAAAATGTTGCAACAGTTGTAAATGCAATGACAAAAGATTATTCATCATTGATGAAGGCAATTGATAAGAAAAAAGGTAAAAGATAATTGGCTAGACAAGTATTTCAATATCAACCATTTAATGAAACTCCGGATAAACCATTAGGTATATTGCTACCTTTAAATAAAGATGCAGGAGGATCTAGATCTTTACAATCTACTTATAATGCAGCTCCTGGAGCCGGCGGAGGTGTATTTGCATCTTCTTATACAACGCAAGAACAGGGATTGAGTAATTTAAAAAATTTAATACTTACTAAAAAAGGTGAACGATATTTTTTACCAGATTTTGGAACTAATATACAATCAGCATTATTTGAAAATAGTACAATTGATTTAGAATTACAATTACAAGAAACGGTAACAGCTGACATTGAAAGATGGTTGCCATATATTAAAATAAATGAATTGAAAATTGTAAGAAATATTGATAATCAGCAAATAGCTATTAGGCTAACATTTAGTGTTACTGAAAATGGAGCAAATCAAGAAATAGTAATTTTTGCATCGCCGGATTCTGTAGTAGTACAAGATGGAGGAACTTCTGAAGTAGAATTGCAATTAGCTCCAGTTGCAGCAGGTGGCGGTAGTAGTGGAGCCGGAGGAGGATATTAATGGAATTAGTAAAAAAAGATATAAAATATTTAAATAAAGATTTTGGACAATTCAGGCAGAACCTAATAAACTTTGCTAAAAATTATTTTCCGGATACATATTCGGATTTTAATGAAACATCGCCTGGAATGATGTTTATAGAAATGGCATCATATGTAGGTGATGTTCTTTCATTTTATTCAGATCAATCCTTTAAAGAAAGTTTATTGAGTAGTGCACAAGAGGATAGTAATGTACTACAGATGGCTCAATTATTTGGATTTAAATCAAAATTAAATTCACCATCTAATTGTATGGTAGATATATTTCAACTAGTGCCATCTATAGGATCTGGTACTAATTCTCTTCCAGATTATCGTTATGCATTAAATGTTAATACCGGTGCTAGATTAATAGGAGGTAATAATACTTTATTTAGGACATTAGATTCCGTAGATTTTAGTGTTGATTCGGCTAATGATCCTTTAGATATATCTGTATACGAATTAGATTCTAATGGCAATGTGCAGTACTATTTACTAAAAAAACATGTACCGGTACAATCCGGAGAAGTTATTACATCGACATTCTCATTCGGCAATCCTAAGGCATATGATAAAATTACATTGCCAGACAATAATTTAATAGATATTGTATCGGTAGTAGACAGTAGAGGAAATACTTGGTATGAAGTAGATTATCTAGCACAAGATACTATATTTGAAGATACATTGAATATTAAATTTAATGATGAAACATTAGCCGAACATAAATCAACGGTACCGTATATATTAAAATTAAAAAGAACGCCTAGACGATTCATAACAAGATTAAGAGATGATAATAAAACAGAATTAATATTTGGTTCAGGTATAAGTTCTGATGCAGATGAAGAATTAATACCAAATCCAAAGAATGTAGGAATAGGGTTAGAATATTTAACTAGAACAACAACTACTAATGTAGATCCCACTAACTTTTTAAAGACTCGTACATATGGATTAGCTCCAGATAATATCACATTAACTATTACATATACAGTTGGCGGCGGAATAAAAGATAATGTTGTTGTTAATTCAATAACTAAAATTGATACAATATCATATAATGATAGTATTAATTTCACCGGAGTAGATAAAACATTTGTTAAAAGTACTGTAGCAGTAAATAATACAACGCCGGCAGTTGGTGGATTGGAAAAACAAAACATAGAAAGCTTAAGACAAAGCGCAATGGCATCATTTGCAGCACAGAATAGAGCAATAACTAGAGAAGACTATATAGTACGTTGTTATTCAATGCCAAGGAAATTTGGTTCGGTAGCTAAAGCATATGTAATTGGAGATATGCAACAAGATTCATCTGATGTATCATATCCGCGTGAAACAATCTCTAATCCTTTAGCATTAAATTTATATACTTTAGCATTTGATAATAATAAACGTTTAGTGCCATTAAATCAAGCATTGAAGCAAAATTTAAGAACATATTTATCAAACTTCAGAATGTTAACAGATGCATTAAATATAAAATCGGCCCATATAATTAATATAGGAGTTGATTTTGAAATTATACCTAGACCTAGATTTAATAGTAATGAAGTTTTATTGAGATGTATTGATCTGCTAAAACGTTTATTTGAAATAGATTCAATGCAAATTAATATGCCATTAAATATATCTAACCTAATGACGGAGTTAGATAAGGTTGAGGGAGTTCAGAGCGTATCTAAATTTGAAATTATTAATTTATATGATCTAACTAAAGGATATGTGGGTAATTTATATGATATTGAAACAGCAACAAAAAATAATATTGTATATCCTAGTTTAGATCCTAGTATATTTGAAATAAGATTTCCTAATGGAGATATTAAAGGAAAAATAACAAGTAAGTAAGGAAACAGATGTATCAATTATATTTCGCAGAAAGAGATACGACATTATATGAAAAATTTCCAGATCAAAATACTGGAATAGATCAGATATTAGAATTAACAAAAGTTAGTTCTGGGTCTAAGTTAAATGGCATTATACAAGCTAATACAACTAATACACGAATATTATTAGATTTTGGGACACAGATATCTTCAATTACAACAGATGTTAGTAATGGAAAAATACCTCCTATAGGCACTGGAATTAACTCTTCTTCAATATTTTTAAATTTAAAAGCATCTGATGCATCTGATCTTCCATTATCTTATAATATTAAAGCATTTCCTATTTCAGAATCGTGGAATAATGGCACCGGAACTCATGCTGATGTTCCAGAAACTACTAATGGAGCATCATGGCATTATAAAGACGCAAAGAATCCTGGTACAGAATGGAACACTGGCTCTGCTGCTAGTTATAATAATCTTGGTGTATTTGATACTCAAGGCGGTGGTACATGGATGACAGGGTCTGGATATGAAGCTAGCCAATCATTTCAAAATCAATCACCAGATATTAGAATGGATGTTACTGATATAGTACAACGATGGGTAGATGCAGATATTACTAATAATGGATTTATAATTAAACGAAAATACGAAGAAGAAATTAATGGATCTATATTAGGTTCTATCAAATTCTTTGGAAGAGAATCACATACTATATTTTTACCTAGATTAGAAGTTGCATATAATGATGTTAATTTATCTGGTACTGGTTCATTTGATGTAATTAGTACAGATATGTACGTGCCATATATAAAAAATATAAGGCCAGAATATAGATCCGGAGATATAACAAAATTTAGAATTGGCGTAAGGCCTGAATTTCCAATAGCTAGTTATGCTACGAGCTCTTTCTATATAACAAGAGATAGATTGCCAGTAACAAGTTATTATAGTATATCTGATACTGTAACTAATGAAGTTTTAATTCCGTTTGATGAAGGCGTAAAGAGTGCTACTCAAATATCTTGTGATAGCAATGGAAGCTTTTTTAAATTAAATTTAAATACCTTTTTACCAGAACGATATTATAAAATAGCATTAAAGGTTATTAGAGATAATGGTGATGATACGCAAATACATGATGATAGATTTTATTTTAAGGTTGTTAAATAATGGCAAATAAACTAATAGATAAAGAAAATGGCAATCAGTCACAAGTAGAAGACTTACACGGATTACTAATAAATGTAATGCGTGAAGAATTTCCAGATGATCCATTATATGCTAATGGTAAAACATATGTTTCTCAAACTGATACTGAAAGAAAAGAGCCTATATTAGTATCGGTAAAAGATCTTAATTTATCAAATCGTGATGTTAATCAGAAGTTAGATTTAAATGCTGAACAAATAACATATGCTAAATATAAAATTAATAAAATGTTACCATCTATCGACGATGATGATTTAGATGAATTATTAGAAGATGAATGGGATTATTATGTCGATGAGGATAGTTTATCGGCTCCCCGAGTAGATGGATTATTTCTAATTAATAAAGAAGTCAATCTTAATCCTCCTGACTTTCATAATGAATATATAAAAAGAGGTCCGGCTGCTATAGATGAGAGAATGTCCGGCAATGATAATCCAGATGATATAGTAAAATCTACTTTTTGTGTATTTTTTATACAGAATAGTGCTGCATTACCAATACCTAATTACAAAACTTTAGAAGTCATGTTAGTAGAACGTAACAAAACCTATGGTGATATAAAGGAAGCTACTGTCGAACAAACTAGAGAATTTGATTTAGAAATAGATGGTAGATTTACACAAGATGAGGATGGACAAATTGATCCGGTTGAAGAATTTAGATTTCGTCAAGTATTAGATCGAACTACAAGTTGGAATCCTAGAGTTAGATTTGCTAGTGGATATGTTCCTGGCCAAGATGAAAATGCTGCACAGTTTCTTAGAGATCCGGGTGATTATTTAATAGTTCCGGAAATGAGATTTGATGGATTTTATGATCAATTGGTATATCAAAAACAAACATATAGAGAAAAACTCCGTGCAAAATTTGAAGGCAAACTAATTGCTCTGCAATGGACTATACCATATAGTCAAGCCGGTGTTGAGAGTGGTACGCCAAATCTTTTGAGTGATGATAAAGTATTTTTAATACGTATGATGATTAATGGATATTGGAAACAAGTTATTTCTTCTAATGTATTACGAGAATATGCAATAATTAATAATATTGATTTATCCGGAATAGGATATCTATCACGATCAGATTTTGAAACAATACTAAATACAGGTGCTAGTATAGAGACCGGATTCTTACGTGGCGGATTATATGGAGCTAATGGATTAATTAACACGATAATTTCCAATGGTGGTATGACAGTATTTCAGGATGATAATATTCTAGATGGGGATATAAAAGAACAAACAGATCAGATTAAAGCATTTTATAAGCTTATATTTATTTATGCTTATGGAAGAGTTCCAATACCAGGAGATCCTTTATTTCCGCAATTCAATAAAGTTGTAACTGAGTATAGTAATGCAGTTGCCGGCGAAGCTAAATCGCCGGGCTGGACTGACTTTTCTCATATTGCAGAAGTAGATAGACTTGAACCCCAAGAATATGAAGATTATCTAAATAAGTATAATAATGGCGGAGATCCATTTGAAATAGATTATCTAAAACCATATGAGCCTCCCGGTTCCATAGCATATTACCCTAGAGAAAATGTAAATTTATTACGAGAACAAGCTGCAGCACAGGCCGCGATAGATAGTATTAAAAAAGATATTATGGAACTACTCCCAAGATTGTCATCTAGGGCAGCTGAACTTGATCAGCGATTTAAAGCTGCACCTGGAAATTATTTGAATTATGCCAATAGTGCATTGAGTCCAGGCGGTGATATATATAAAATAATGTTTTCTAATGATAAATTTAGATTTATGAAACAAAAAGGAAGAAGACGTAAGGGAAAGTTTAAACAAAAACAAAGTGAAGGCAGTTTTATGCGATTGGCAGAAAAGGCAGATAGATTATTTCTCAAAATGGGAAAGGGCGCGGAAAATGATATGTTTTATCAAGATGGCAAAAGAGATTTTACTAGATTAATTAAACAAGATGATGAAATATTAGTAAAATTATCACAATATTTAAATACCGGTAGGAAAAAATTATTTACTGCACCTGATATGGAAAATGCAGTTCCAGGTGTAAGTGCAGCAGTTCTAGCAGCAGTCGCTGGAACAGGCGCAGCTGTTGCGGGAGTAGGAGTTTTATTAACGGGATTACCTTTAGCGCCGGGAGTTGCAGTCGCCGCCGGTGTTGCTGCGGGAGTTAAATCAGTTTTTCTAGATGTTGATTTAACGCCTATGGGTCAACTATTTCGACGTGGAATGCCTAGAGGGCAAGCAGGTAATAGACAAAGAAAACTATTGAAAAGGATTTCATATATTAAAGTAATATTAGGTACATATATTTATCTAGAATTTGTACGTAAGGAAGTTTGTGGATTGGCAGATGCTAATGGCCAGGCAGTTGATTTATTTGATAAATGTATAGAAGTTGATGATTCTTTTATTGCTACTAGAGAATTAGTTGATAGATCTTTAGTAGATATAGCAGATATAGATAATCGTGTTATAAATTCAAATACAGTTGGACAATTTCAACAAATATTAACAGATTTAATAGATATAGAACAACAATTTGATGATATAGACTTAACATTGTTTGAACAAGGTGAACAATTAAGAGTACAAATAGATGATATTGTAAAATATATGATTAAACAACAATATGATTGTGTTGAATATGCGAGAGGTAAACTGTATCGTGCAAATAGCAGATTTTTCTTTACATGGCCAAAAGATGTAAGAGAAGTAATTGAAAATTATTTTCCCGGGAAAAACTTCGCTTCCAATCGTCCCGGAAGATTTGAGGATTAATAATGGCAATAACTAGATATTCAAATAATGAATCGTTAATGCAATCTAAAGGAAGAAACTCCGGGATTGTTTGGGATCAAGAGCTTCTTAAATTTCTAAATTTAAAAGAAGTTTCTATATCTCCGGAAGAGACTCCAAAAGTAGAAATGCATATTTATTCTCCGACAGGCAATAAATTACTTACCAGTGTCGATGTTAAAAACTTTATACAACGTGGAGATGAAATTTTCATAGATTATGTTACAGAACTTAATGATATTAATATACAACGAGGTTATTTTCGAGTTGTAGTTAATATTGTAAAGGAAGTAATAGGTAATTCAAGTATTCCATTATTGACTATAAAAGATATATCTCCGGATAGGCAAGAAATACAAGTTGTGATTAGACCTGATATCGAAGGTGTTGATCAAGCTATGCGTAAACAAATCATCAATGGCTATTTAGAAGAATATTCGTCAGCATTTGTTGAAGACCTTGCATTAAACTTCGGTCAGAATAAAATTTACAAAATCATAAATCAGAAAGAATGGATTAATGAGGATGATATAGTATTAAGATTGTATAAACCGTTGCCAGAAGAATTTCAATTGAATGATACTTGTTGGTTAATAGAGCAATTAAGTGATTCAATCATAGATGAAATAGATATAAATTTAGATCCATTAGAAGCAAAGCCTAATATTTTAAGAGGTCCTAATTTTGAAATAGAATCTAGATATAATACTATTACAGAAACGGACTTTAAATCATGGAATACATTATTAAATGCAAATGTAAGTACATCACAAAAAATAATTAATTCATATTTTTCCGGTTCCATGGGAGTTAATTTAGGATTAGATTATACAGGATTTCAAAATTTTATTCAATATTCGTCTGCAAATGAACGATTAAATAACTTTAAATATAAATTACAAAACATAGAATATTTTGATCAACAATTAGACGTATTAAATACGTCATCTGGTAGTAGTTCAAGTCCTACATTAAAAAATATTTCTAACTATACTAAACGAAAAGATAGTATTATCGGAGAATTTGATCAATTTGAAAATTGGCTATATAA